AGAGTGTTTGACTGTGAGGAAGATGCGATTGCCGCAATCAAAGGCGGAAAAATTGTCGCAGGTGATGTGGTTGTCATTCGCTATGAGGGACCGAAAGGAGGACCTGGAATGAGGGAGATGCTCAATCCGACATCGGCAATTGCCGGTATGGGACTCGGCTCCAGTGTGGCGTTGATTACGGATGGGCGTTTCAGTGGCGCATCAAGAGGTGCATCCATCGGACACGTGTCTCCGGAAGCAGCAGTGGGAGGTCCAATTGCGTTAGTGGAAGAAGGCGATATCATTAAGATCAATATCCCGGAAAATAAAATAGAGCTGGCTGTTTCGGATGAGCTGCTTGCAAAAAGGAAAGCAGAGTGGAAACCAAGAAAACCAAAGGTTACAACAGGTTATTTGGCAAGATATGCGGCGCTGGTGACATCCGGAAACAGAGGAGCTGTATTAGAAATCCCAAGATAAAGAGAAGGAGAAAGACAGATGCAATTAACAGGAGCAGAAATCGTGATCGAATGTTTGAAAGAGCAGGGAGTGGATACTGTATTTGGATATCCGGGAGGTGCGATTTTAAATGTATACGATGCGTTATATAAACATAGCGATGAGATTTGTCATATATTGACTTCCCACGAACAGGGAGCTGCACATGCAGCAGACGGATATGCAAGAGCAACCGGGAAAGTAGGTGTCTGCCTTGCAACAAGTGGACCGGGAGCCACGAATCTTGTGACCGGGATTGCGACGGCGTATATGGATTCCATTCCAGTAGTGGCGATTACCTGTAACGTAGGTGTTTCCCTGCTTGGAAAAGATAGTTTTCAGGAAATAGATATCGCAGGCATTACAATGCCGATTACAAAGCACAATTATATCGTCAAAGATGTCGATAAATTGGCGGATACGATTCGAAAAGCGTTTTTGATTGCAAGGACAGGAAGACCGGGACCAGTTCTGATCGATATTCCGAAAGATGTGACTGCAAATCTGAGTGAATATCAAAAAGTAGAAATTGACGTCACAGATATTCAGAGAAAGAAAATCGATGAAGATGAGATTGAAACAGCGGTGAAAATGATTCAGAGAGCCAAGAAACCATATATTTTTGTGGGTGGCGGGGCAGTTTTGTCAGGAGCAAGTGAGTCTTTAGTGGAATTTGCACATAAAATTGATGCGCCTGTGGCGGATTCTCTGATGGGAAAAGGAGCATTTCCGGGAACAGATGAGCTGTACTCTGGAATGCTTGGAATGCATGGAACGAAAGCGTCGAATTTTGGAGTGAGCCAATGTGACCTTTTGGTCGTGGTCGGTGCAAGGTTCAGTGACCGTGTGACTGGAAATGCAAAGAAATTTGCACATCATGCGAAAATTCTGCAAATTGATATTGATCCGGCAGAAATAGATAAAAATATTCTCACAGATGCGAGTGTGACCGGAGATATCAAAGAAGTTCTGATAATCCTGAATGAAAAGGTGGAACAGCAAAGTCATGAGGAATGGAAACAGCAGATTGAGGAATATAAAGAAAAACATCCTCTGACGTATCATCCGGAAGGACTTACAGGACCGTATATTGTGGAAGAAATATACAGACAGACTAACGGAGACGCAATCATTACAACAGAAGTCGGACAGCATCAGATGTGGGCTGCACAATTTTATAAATACACAAAACCGAGAACGTTTTTAACTTCGGGAGGTCTTGGGACAATGGGCTATGGACTTGGCGCTTCGCTCGGAGCAAAGATGGGGATGCCGGACAAGACCGTGGTCAATGTTGCCGGAGATGGATGTTTCCGAATGAATATGAATGAGATTGCAACAGCGGCAAGATACAATATTCCGATTATTCAAGTCGTGGTAAATAACCATGTACTTGGCATGGTGCGTCAGTGGCAGACGCTGTTTTATGAAAAGCGTTATTCTGCAACCGTGTTAAATGATGCGGTAGACTTTGTAAAATTGGCAGAAGCAATGGGGGCGGTCGGAATACGTGCGGCGACACGGGAAGAGTTTCAAAAAGCTTTCCAGGAGGCGCTGGCTATGGGGAGACCGGTTGTGATTGACTGCCAGATCGACAGTGATGAAAAAGTATGGCCGATGGTTGCACCAGGGGCTGCGATCAGCGAGGCATTTAGTGAAGAAGATTTAGAAAAATAAAAATGAAGTGGAGGAATAAAAAATGAGCAGAGTGTATAATTTTTCAGCAGGACCGGCAGTATTGCCAGAAAGTGTTCTAAAATCAGCAGCAGAAGAGATGTTAGATTACAAGGGATGCGGAATGTCGGTTATGGAGATGAGTCATAGATCGAAAGCATTTGAGGAGATTATCAAAACGGCGGAGTCGGATTTAAGAGAGCTCATGCATATTCCGGATAACTATAAAGTGCTGTTTTTGCAGGGAGGAGCGTCACAGCAGTTTGCGATGATTCCGATGAACTTGATGAAAAACAAGGTGGCGGACTACATTGTGACTGGACAATGGGCAAAAAAAGCATACCAGGAAGCAGCAAAATATGGTAAGGTCAATAAAATTGCTTCTTCAGAAGATAAAACATTTTCTTACATACCAGATTGTTCAGATCTTCCAATCTCAGAAGATGCAGACTATGTGTATATTTGTGAAAATAATACGATTTATGGAACCAAATTTAAGGAACTGCCAAATACAAAAGGAAAGACACTTGTAGCCGATGTATCATCCTGCTTTTTATCAGAACCGGTAGATGTCAGCAAATATGGAATTATTTATGGTGGTGTACAAAAGAATATCGGACCTGCAGGTGTAGTTATTGTGATTATCCGCGAAGATTTGATTACAGAAGATGTGCTCCCGGGAACACCTACGATGCTCACATATAAGACACATGCTGATGCAGATTCTCTTTACAACACTCCGCCTGCTTATGGAATTTATATCTGTGGAAAAGTATTTCAGTGGCTGAAAGAGATGGGTGGTCTGGAAGCGATGAAAGAGAGAAATGAAAGAAAAGCAAAGATTCTTTACGATTTTCTTGATCAAAGTAAATTGTTCAAAGGAACAGTGGAAAAGAAAGATCGCTCTCTTATGAATGTGCCGTTTGTTACAGGAAGTGACGAGTTAGATGCAAAATTTGTAAAAGAAGCAAAGGCGGCAGGACTTGAGAATTTAAAAGGTCACAGAAGTGTTGGAGGTATGAGAGCAAGTATCTATAATGCGATGCCGGAAGAAGGCGTTCAGGCACTGGTGGACTTTATGAAAAAATTTGAGGAGGAGAATCTGTAGATATGTATAAATTTCATTGTTTAAATCCAATTGCAGAAGTAGGCTTAAACCAGTTTACAGGCGAGTATGAAGCTGAAGGAAAGTTAGAAGGTGTAGACGCAGTGCTTGTGAGAAGCGCTGCAATGCATGAGTTGGAATTTGATAAAGAGTTAAAAGTAATCGCACGTGCAGGAGCAGGCGTGAATAACATTCCACTTGACAGATGTGCAGAAGAAGGAATTGTTGTATTTAATACACCGGGAGCAAATGCAAATGGTGTAAAGGAACTTGTGATTGCAGGTATGCTGCTCGCATCCAGAGATATTATCGGGGGAATCAACTGGGTGCAGGAGCACGAAGAAGACGGTGATGTGGCAAAACATGCGGAGAAACAAAAAAAGGCATTTGCGGGCTGTGAATTGGAAGGAAAGAAACTTGGAGTGATCGGTCTTGGCGCAATTGGTGTTCTCGTTGCAAACGCAGCAGCTCATCTTGGCATGGATGTATACGGTTATGACCCTTATATTTCGGTAGATGCAGCCTGGAAATTATCAAGAAATATTTACCATGCAAAAACAGTGGATGAATTGTATAAAGAATGTGATTACATTACAATTCATGTTCCGGCACTGGAGAGCACAAAAGGAATGATCAATAAAGATGCGATCAGTTTGATGAAAAAAGATGTGGTTGTATTGAACTTCGCACGAGATGTGCTTGTGAACGAAGAAGATATGATCGACGCACTGGAAAGCGGAAAGGTGAAACGGTATGTCACAGATTTCCCGAATCCATTGGTAGCAGGCGTGAAAGGAACGATTGTGATTCCGCATTTAGGGGCATCTACAGAGGAATCGGAGGATAATTGTGCAAAGATGGCAGTAAAAGAAGTGATGGATTTCCTGGAAAACGGGAATATTAGAAATTCTGTCAACTATCCGAACTGCGATATGGGATACCGTGATGGAAAGACAAGAATCACGATTCTCCATCACAATGTACCGAATATGATTGGTCAGTTCACAACCTTGCTTGCAGAGGCAGGAGTGAATATTTCTGACATGACAAATAAGAGTAAGAAGGAATACGCTTATACGATGATTGATATTGAAGGCGGATTGAACGAAGAGATTAAAGAAAAATTGGGCACGATAAAGGATGTTTTAAGAGTTCGTGTGATTGAATAGGAAAAAGGCTGCAAGTTCAGAGATGGATTTGCAGTCTTCTTTTTTTACAACAAAATTGTAGCAAAACGTAGCAAATACGTAACATTTTTTTAAGGGGTTCTTAAATTTGCATGGATTTCTAAAAAACCCGTGGTTGACTGGAAAAATGCAACAAACCTGTCAACCACGCCGTTTTCAAGTGATAAGATTTCACAAAATACAGTGGTATATAATGATATATAACGAAACGGTTTACAACACGTTTACAACAAATCTACTTTTATCTTTTCGATTTGCTCTCTCAGATCTTCTAATTCTCTGTGGCCGTATTTTTTATTTGTTATGTCTTTAAAGGAATGACCAAGCATTCTCTTCCTGTCATTTTCTCTTATACCGTATTTTTCACACAGCGCTGAAAATGTGTGCCGGCAGTCATGTGGTGTGTGTTTTTCAATTCCGAGGGGTTCTAGTGTATTATACATTTGCGTCCTGAATTTATGAATTTCAATCTCCATTAATCTACCGCGCCGTTTCATCCGGCGTTTGACGAGTGGAAGAATGGCAGAGTGGATTGGAACAATTCTATCTTTTCCGGCAGCGGTCTTTACGCCACCACGGAAGTAATTATCCTTTAAATTAACTTCTAACGTCTCGTAGGCGGATATGCGGAACCCGGAATAGCACATGATCAGTAGGAACTCAACGATTTCATCATCCTTGTTTTCCCATAATATTTTTAAGTCATTTGCGGAAAATGGAACTCCATTTTCATCGTCATCCGGTTTTTCGATGCTAATAAATTGTGAGTAGTCCTTTTCGCAAATATCATTTGCGAGAGCGTATCGGTACATTTGATGATATAGAGTTACGATCAGTTCGAGAGAGGAGTGTTTCAGATTACACTCATCCACGATTTTTTGCAGATCATTTTTCGTAAGAGATATAAATTCCCTGTCATGCAGTTCTGTGCAGTTCTTATAAGCTGCGATCATGCTGTACTCCATGCTCTTTTTCTTTCCACTATGTCCGTATTCCAGCTTAAATTTGTCTAAATAGTATTCTTTAAAGATTTCCCCGAACGTCTTGCCTTTTTCCTGCTTTTCCTCGATTCCCTGCATTAGATTGTAATTTGCAAGGAGCGCCTGTATAAAAGTATCTGCATTCTGCTTGTTGTCGATGGCAGCAATGTCCTTTTCCATTCCCTGTATGTATG